ATTTTTATTTGTAAAAGATGTTTTTTTACGTTCGTAAATACATGAAGATTTATACAATCCATAAAGAAATTCTAAATGTGAAATAATTTTTATTGTTTTAGGTGTTATTTTTGGATCATCATGGACAATTGATAAGGTTAATGTTAATTTGTGCTGTTCTCTTGGTATAAAATCTAAAATAATATTTGTTAAATAACCACCATCAATATATACACAATCATTAATAATTTGTGGACAAAATATTAGAGGAATACAACATGATGCTCTTAAAGCTTTTAAAATTAGAATATTCCCTGCAAATACAGTTAATCTATGTTTAGTTATATTTGTTGCACAAATTTTTAATTTTTTAGGAGTATCACAAATTTTCTTTTCACGTAAATTAATTCCTTCTGAATCAAATAATTCTAAAATAAATAATTCAAATAAATCCATTTCAAATAAACCTTTTTTTTGAAATGAAGTTTGTAAATCAACTAATGAAAATGTAGTAAATTTATTAAATGTTGAAACCTTAGTTGACATTCTTTCTAATGCTAAATAATCTAATTCATGAGCTAAACCTACTGCAACAATTGCACCAACTGAACATCCATAAAATTCTTCAAATTTAAAAGGAAGAGCTTTTAAAGCTCCTAGATGTAAAATACCTTTCATTCCACCACCTCCTAAAGCAAGAATTTTAAATGTCATTTTAGTAATAAGTACAGAATGATGAAAGCCAGAGAAATTTGGGATGAACAAGAAGAACATAAATTGTATAAAATGGCTGCTATGAAACCTATCTTATCACAAATTGAAGGTAAGGTACGTCAACAAGCTATTATGAATAGTAATGCTCCTTACATCTTATTTGAAGTACCATCATTTGTATTTGGTTATCCTTTGTTTAATCATAAAGATGCTATAAATTATTTATTAAATGAATTAATTAAAGCAGGATTTTGGGTATGGAATGTTGAAGAAAAATATTTATTAATTTCTTGGTTGAAACCTATTAAAACTCGAGACTTAGGTAAACCCATTTTAACAACAAATTATCGACCACAAGTTTATGATTCTGTTTTCTTACAATAATATAAATGAGTTATAACACTCAAGAAATCATAAATATTTCTTTGAATGCGTCTTTTTTAGCAATAGCATATACACTTTTTGGTGCTTTAATTTCATATATATTTTATTACATTTTTGATGAATTTGATGAAAAGTGGAAAAAACGATCTGAATTATATAAATTTACTGATGTTACTCTTGAAATAACTGTAATAGCATTAGGTGCATTTTGGGCTTTAGAAATTATTCGACCATTACCTCCTTTATTCAAAGTTAAGAAAACTATAGATATTATGATAGATTCATATATTTCTGGAATATTCTTTGTTTTTGCAATTTTTTTATTTTTAGATCAATTAATTGAAAAATTAAAATTTTTACATGATGAATATTTAGGTGGACATTTTAAATATCTTTTTCCACAATATGGACATTTATTAGATTTATCCTTAAGTTATACTCCACCTAAAACAAAAACGAATTAAAGCTTTGACGTTCCAAAATTCTTAAAACAATGGATTGTCATCATGAATTTGTTCCTGATGAAGGTGAATATGTTTGTCATATGTGCGGTTCTATAGGTGATCGTGTAATTGATGAAACAGCAGAATGGCGTAATTATGATAATGGTAAAGATGAATCTTCACGTGCAGGATTTACTACTTCAGATTTACTTCCTGAATCTTCTTATGGTTCAATAATTTCTTATAAAGGTATTGCATCAACGAATACTAAAATGAAATCTTTGCAAAGACTGTCTACATGGTCAGTCTCTTCAAATTCTGAACGTTCATGGCTAGGAATCTTTGATAATATTACTTCAGCATGTAATTCTAAATCACTACCAAAATCTATTATTATGGATGCATGTGGATTCTATAAACAAATGGAAGATGCACAAAAAGTTCGTGGTGAAACTAGAAGAGCTTTGATGGGTGCAGCTGTTTATACCGCATGTCAACAAAATCAAGCTAATAGAACCCATGAAGAAATTGCTGATTTATTCAGAGTTTCCATACGTGCTTTATGTAAAGCTGTTCCACGATTTTCTAAAAATGAAAGTTCAGTTTTAGAAACACAATTAGGTATTGCAGAACGTCTAAGTTCAGCTCTTGAATTAAATGATAAACAACGTGATTTAATTTTCATGAAATTGCATGAAATTTCTATGAAATCTGAAGATGATTTTGAACATACACCAAAAACAATTGTTGCTGGTGTAACTGCACATATTATGGGTTTGCGTACAAAACAAGAAATGGCTAAAGTTTCTGAACATTCTGGTGTTTCAGCGTTATCAATACATAAATTAGTTATGAAGATTTAATTAATATTTAATAATATAGTTTACAACTAGATATGGTGGTAAATTTGTTCCAGTAGCACTTGAACCGGCACTATTTATAGTAATTCCTGTTGAAGAAGCTGATGAAGTTCCATTATTATTAGCACGATTACCATTACCTCCATCTGCCGCCGCAAAACCACCACCTTGGGATAAAATACCGTGAGTGTGAGTTGGATCATTAATCGTGTGAGTGTGACTAGGTAAAGTAGAATTTTCATTTCCTCCACTTCCAAACATGGTAGGATAATTTGTTAGCCCAGCTCCTTGACCAAGACCTAATGGGACTCTTGACCGTAAATCAGGTAAATTAGCTCCTATAAGTGCAATTAATTCTGTATATTGAACGGGAACAGGAGAGCCATTGCAAATCAACCATCCAGGAGGAGAAGCTGCAGCGCCATACATAATAATTGCTCCAACTGGAGGGAAAGAATATAAACTTCCACCAATAGTTAAAGGACTTCCAGAACTATTAATAGTTACTGGACCACCAGATGTAATTCCTCCTTGAGTTGTTACTAATCCTGAAAATGAAGATGCAGCACCACTTAGTCCAGCCGGGAAATTTACTGGTAAAGAAAAATTTGATCCATCATTTCCAAGTATAGCACCTCCAGAACGTGTTGCACTACCAACTGAAATTCTATCAGATTGAAGTGCACCTACTGCTGTAATATCATTAGATGCATAAATACTATTATTTCCAGAACCACTTAAATATCCATTAATTAATAATCCTCCATTTATAGTTTCTGAACCATTAACTTGTAAGACATTAGGTTGATAACCAGGACTTATTAATTCAATTACATAATGTGATGGACCACCTTGACCACCAGAACCACCAAATCCCCAAAATCCTGCTAAATTATAAGTATCAGCATATGGAATAGTTCCTGAACTTGGTTCAGTAATACCAGTAAATCCAGAAAGAAATATTGCTGATCCTGCACCACCTCCACCACCAGCTGTTCCACCTCCACCAGTATAAAAACCATATCCAGAACCAGTTGGACCAATAGCAGGAGCTAATACACCATCTTCTCCATGTGAAACAGTATTTTGATATTGAACTTGTATAATAGAATTTGGTACAACAAAAATTGGATCTATAATATTTATTTTTGGTGCTAAAACACTACCTAAACTTCTTGAAAGATAAAATGTTAACCCACCTGAAAACTCAATTTGAATTCCACCTGAAATACCAAAATCTGAAAATACTGTTCCATAATTTACTGTTAAAGTTAAACCTGTAGTAAGATTTGAAAAAGTTGAACCAATTAACATTTGATTTATACCTGAACCATCACCTATAAAAGCTCCAGTAATATAACCATTTTCAATTTCTTGATCTGTTCTTAATGTATCAATAGTAAATGTTCCTCCATCAGCTTGTCTATTAAGAGTTGCTCCAGTTAAAGAACTTAATGGTAATGCTAAATCTAAGATTCCATAAGTTACTCCAATTAAAGAATATGCTGAATTTTCAAATGTAATTCCATCTGTTTGAAAAATTAAAGTTGATCCAGGTGGAAAATAATAAGTTGCAAAAGTTACTCCAAGAACATTAGGAATTACACCATAACCTATAATTTTTGTTCCAGCTGATAAATTTCCTATTAATCCATAAGTTACTTGAACATTTTCAAAAATTCCAGATTGTGCTGTTACACCAGTTGTTCCTAATCTATAAACAAATCCAGTAGTTCCATTTGTTTCAAATTCTGAATAAATTCCACCAGTTCCACCAGTTACACCTGCAGAAAAACCTTGTCCAGGATAAGATCCACCAGGTTCACCAAAAGCTGCACCTACACCTGATAATCCACCTGCACCACCACCTGGAACTACAGCTGCAGCTAAAAGACCAGAACCATTATCAATTCCTAAACCTAAAGAATTTCCTCCACCTCCAGGACTTACATTACTTGAAAAATTAAATGTAATACCTACAGGTCCTGCAATAACATTTTCAAGTTTTACAAATCCACCAGCACCACCTGGAAATACAGACCCACCGCCACCACCACCCCACATATAAATATTATATGCAGCACCTGAAGCACCATAAAAATAATCTCTAGAAATATTATCTGAATCTAATACTGAAACTCCTGAAGGATAACCATTTGCTTGATTTTGATTTGGATTAATTGTTACTAAACCTTGAGGAATATCAAATTTAGTTAAAACTCGAGTACCTGATTTACCAGAAATTTGTAAAGGAAATCCTTTAGCATTAGTTCCTGCAGATTCAATATAATTTTGATTTGTAAATGGAACTAAACTTAAAATTCCATTTGAAAATTTTGATTCTACAAAAGGAGTATATAAGGTAGGATATTGTCCTTCTAATAAATTTAATGAATTACTATATTCTGGACCATTAGGAGAATATAACATTACATATCCAGTAGGTCCAACAATATTTGAAGAATTTAAAACTGTTGAAGATTGTAATCCTGAAGCACCAAATACAGCATATGCACCTGAAATACCTGTAATTGGAGAACTTCCTGTTCCACCTTGAGAACCTAAATAAGAAATTGTATATGTATTACCAGTTTGTTGAACACCAATATATTGTGAACCAGAAATTCCTAAACTAGATGAAAATCTATAAATATTATTTGCAAAAGAAACATTAACTCCAGTTGAACCAAGAAATACTGGTGCACTATAACCAATTGTAATTGGTCCAGAAACAGGAGTATTAACTTGAATTCCTTGAATTCCTTGAAAATCTGCAGAAAGTGTAACACCGGAACTATTTTGTTCAATAGATATACCAGGTCCATTAAAAAATGTTGTTCCACCTCCACCTCCACTAGGGTAAGGAACTAAATTATTCCAATAAACTGTATCAAAATAAGCATCACCTCTAGAATCTACTGAACCAATCTGATTAAAAAATGCTGATCCTGAAGATCCTGAAATTCCAATTTGATTAATAAATGCTTGTGTACTTGGTAATCCAGTAGTTCCTAATTGACGAATAAAAGCTTGTTGAAATTCTTGACTTGATGTAGATCCTCCTAATTGTCTTCCATAATAAGTATCTACATTTGCAATATCAACTGCAACTTGATAACCTGTAAGACCCAAAACAATTTTAGGATTAACTAAATGTTCTAAAGAATTTGCCATAGAAAACGGATTAGGTTGAGTCATCTATTATATTCTTAAAAGTTTTAAAGCATTTAATTCTTTATCGCATCCTAAAAGTATGGAGCCCCTATTTGATTCTTCTTCAACAACTCTTGGCGAACGTTATACTTTGTTCCCTATTAAGCCTTCTGAACAACAACTACTAAAACTTTATAAACAAGCTGTAGCATCGTTCTGGCCTGTTGAAGAAGTTGATCTATCAAAGGATAGGAAAGATTGGGAATCTTTGACTCAAAATGAACAACATTTTATTAAAAATATATTGGCATTCTTTGCTGGTTCTGATGGAATTGTTCAAGAAAATCTTGCTTCAAAATTTCAAGTTGAAGTTCAATCACCTGTAGCACGTCTATTTTATGGACTTCAAAATGCTATGGAAGGTATACATTCAGAAATGTATTCTTTGCTAATTGATCAATATATTAAAGATCCTGAAGAACAAAAATATTTGTTTAGAGCAATTGATACTGTACCTTCTATCAGAAAGAAAGCTATGTGGGCTTTGAATTGGATGGATGATCGTCCTTATGCACATCGTCTAATAGCATTCGCATGTGTTGAAGGTATATTCTTTAGTGGAGCTTTCTGTTCCATATATTATTTTAAGAAACGTGGACTTCTTCCTGGATTGACTTTTAGTAATCAATTAATTTCTAGAGATGAAGCTTTGCATACTGAATTTGCTATTGAAATGTATAAACTACTAGAAAATAAATTAGATCAACTAGAAGTTTACAAAATTGTTGAAGAAGCTGTTCAAATTGAAAGTGAATTTATTTGTGATTCTCTACCATGTTCTTTAATTGGAATGAATTCTAAAGATATGACAATATACATTCAATTTGTTGCTGATAGATTGCTTGTTCAACTAGGATATGAAAAACTTTATAAGACTACAAATCCATTTGATTTTATGGAATTAATTTCACTTGAAGGAAAAACTAATTTCTTTGAAAAGAAAGTTTCTGAATATTCTAAACCTGGTGTTGGTCTTTCTTCTGAATCAATGCAAATTAAATTTAATGAAGACTTTTAATAATTATTTCTTGTAGGAAGTCTAGGTTTTGCTTGAATACCAAATATATTTTGTCTTCTAAAAATTCCTCCATCTATAAATTTAGTTTTAGGATTAGGTAGAAA